GCGACATAATGAGAGCTATCAGCATCCTTAAACCGAAGGTCTGCTTGAGCGTTCAGATTAATATCACCACTACTTGTTAAACCTGTAAGTGTTCCAACCGAAGTTAATGAACTTGCTGTTACTCCACTAGCTAATGTTGCTCCACTTAATGTTCCAGCAGCAGCAGTAATTGTAATTGCAGCCGAACCGTCAAAGTTAACTCCATTTATTGCTCTTGCTGTTGCTAACGCTGTTGCAGTAGCAGCATTTCCAGTACAAGAACCAGCAGAACCCGAAGTATTACCTGTGACATTACCTGTGACGTTTCCAGTGATATTTCCAGCAAATGTTCCTGTAATTGTTCCACCATTAGTTATATCGTTGCTTCCTAAATTTAAATCTCCACTTAATGTGCCGCCTGCTAATGGCAACTTGGTTGGGTCTGTTGAATTATCTGTACCCCAACTTAGGTTTCCAGATCCATCAGTTTGTAGCCTTTGACCATTTGATCCATCACCATCAGGCAAGGTAAAAGTAATATCAGCCGTTACAGAATTAGGAGCTTTTAATGCTAAATAATGTGAGCCATTGGAGTCAGCCTCAGTAAGCCTAATACTTTTTGCATTATCTATAATTAAGTTGTCAGTTAACGTGCCACCAGCTTTAGGCAAAGCAGCATTAGCTGTTGTAGCAGCAGCGTCAGCAGCGTCCTTTGCAATTTTTACAGCAGCAGGAGTAGCAGCCGTAGTAGTGCTTGTGCTATCTGCTGCATCTGTTAATTGAAGAACACCAACTGCACTTGTTGTTCCTGTAGTTACTTTGCTTCCAGTTATTGCAGCCGATCCAGATATATCACCATCAACAATCGAATTAGCAGTAATTGAAACGACCCCTGCATTTGATATTGCTATATCACCTGTAACTGCTACTGCTGTTGCAACTCCTGATCCATTACCGACAAGTATTTGAGTAGAAGGTAAAGCAGCTAATTTGCTAAATGCAATTGCAGCAGACGAACTTATGTCACCATTAACAATGGTCGCATCTGCAATCATTGCACTTGTTACTGTTCCAGAATCACTATTTGTTATTAAAGTTCCAGAAGTATTAGGTAAAAGTATTGTTTTATCTGCTGTAGTTGGGTTGACAACTCCTAAAGTAGTTTGAAATGCGTCTGTACTAGAACCCTCAAAAACAAGCGTTGCCGTATTACCTAATAGCACCTGACCTGTAAGAGTACCACCTGCAAGTGCCAATTTTTCTGTTTCTAATTCTTGAATAGCGTCCTGAACATTAGTACTGCTAACTTGACCGTAAGGTGTGAAGGTGATATTGCTTGCGACCTGCCCGGCCACGGTCTGTGATAAATCAATTTCTTCCCATGAACTTCCAGATGTATTTGTAACACCTAAAATGTAATCTGGTGGAGCGAGAGCAACTACAGGTGCTGGCGCACTAGGAGTACCAGCATTTTCAACCACTAAATATAAACCATCAGTAGAAGTTGACGGAGTAGGAACATTAGATCCTACGGTTAAACCTCCTGCTGCACCTGCGGTTGTTACACTTGCTACTTTACTTGTTGAAGCGTTAAAAGTACCACCAAATACCAACGAACCTTTTGTTAAAGTTGTTACTGGTTGATAAGCATTTCCATCATATATATATAAATCTTCAGAGACAGAATCAAAGAAAAATTGCCCTGTAAACTCAGATGTGGGGAACCCTGTTTGGGCTACAGATCCAAATAGCGTTGTTGAAGCATTTGCAAGTTTTGTTCCTGTAATTGCATTATTTCCAATTCTTGCTGTTGGAATACTTCCAGAAGTTATTAATGCTGCACTGTGGTTAGGAATATCACTGTCTACTAAAGTTGTAAGAGCAGTAACCCGACCTTTTGCGTCAACTGTTACTTTTGTTCCTGTTCCTGCTGTAACTCCAGAATTAGCAACTGTAATTGCACCATTTGAATCAACTGTTAAAGGCCCACCTGTAGGGACAGAAACAGCACCAACAGCACTTGCCGTTGCAACAGGTAAATCACTAGCAGCAAGAGAAGCTGTTCCTGTTATTTGTCCGAAATTATTAAAAGTAACTTTTGTCGCTGTAGCACCAGTCGTTGTTGCTGCAATAGATAATGCACCTGCTCCTGTAACGGTTAAACCGCCTGCTGTAGGAATAGAAACACCACCAACCGCAGTAGCTGTCGCAACAGGCAAATCGCTTGCTACTAGGGCAGTTGTAGCGGTTATTAAGCCCTGAGCGTTATAGCTAATTCCAGCAGAACTTCCAGCAGAAATAACATTATTGATCCCTAAATTTCCACTTGCTACATTTAATGACCTATCAATATTTGATGTATTTAATTTTGCAGCAGTAATAGTTGCATTAGTTATTTTTGTTCCACTTATTCCACTTGCAACTTTTGCATCAGTAACAGCACCAGCAGCTATTTTTCCTGTTGTTACAGAAGTTGCGCCTAAAGCAGTTGTATCAACTGCCCCTGCTCCAAGCTTGGCTGCTGTAACCGCATCATCTGCAATTTTTACTGTTGTAACCGCATTACTAGCAATAGATCCAGCAGGTATAGTTCCATCTAACTTTGCAGCCGTTACAGAACCATCAGCTATTTTCGCCGTGGTTATTGCAGCATCTGCCACAGCCGCCGTGTCTACAGCATTATTTGCAAGTTCTGTTGCGGTAACTGCATTAGTTGCGATCTTAGCCGAAGTAACAGCGTTATTAGCTATAGCTGCTGTGTCAACCGCATCATCAGCCAATTCACTAGCTGTTATTGCATTTGCAGCAATTTGACTAGCTGTAAGTGAATCGGCTGCAATTTTTGTCCCATCAATATCTCCAGCAGATAAACTTAATTTTGCTGCCGTAATAGTTGCATTAGCTATCTTCGCTCCAGTTACAGCAAGGTTAGCTATAGCCGCTGTATCTACCGCATCATCTGCAAGTTCTGAAGCTCCAACAGCGTTTGCTGCTATTTCGCTTGCACCTACAGAATCAGCAGCTAATTGAGTTGCAGTAATCGTGCCAGTAGCAATATTTGCTCCTGTAATAGTTGCTGCTCCAATTTTTGCTCCTGTTACCGCATCATCCAGAATTGCATTGGTGTCTACTGCGTTGTTTGCAAGTTCACTTGCCCCTACCGCATCAGCAGCTATCTGAGTAGCTGTAATTGAATTACTTGTTATTTTTGCTCCTGCTATATCTCCGTCAGAAAGATTTAATTTATTTGCTGTGATTGTCGTGTTGGCTATCTTTGCTCCTGTTACCGCTGTGTCCGCTATAGCCGCTGTGTCAACTGCATCATCAGCTAATTCTGAAGCTCCTATTGCATTAGGAGCTATTTCCGAAGCTGTAATAGTATTTGCAACAATATTTCCTGCCGCAATTGTTGTTGCAGCAATATTTGCTCCTTCAATTGTCGCTGCTGCTATCTTTGCCCCAGTAACTGCGTCATCGGCAATAGCAGCAGTATCAACAGCGTTATTTGCTAACTCATTAGCACCAACAGCATTTGCCGCTATTTGACTAGAACCAATTGCTCCAGCAGCGATCTTTGCAGAAGGTATGTCACCATCTGAAAGATTTAACTTTGCATAAGTAATAGTTGCATCAGCAATCTTGGCATTGGTAACAGCAGAGTTCGCTATTGCATCCGTATCAACAGCATCGTCTGCAAGTTCACTAGCTCCGACAGCGTTAGCAGCTATTTCACTAGCCCCGACAGAATTTGCTGCAAGTTCAGTAGCAGTAATAGTTCCAGCGACAATATTTGCCGCTGTAATTGTCGTACTAGCTATTTTTGCACCAGTAACAGCCGCTATGCCTAAAGCAGTTGTATCTACCGATCCAGCAGCAAGTTTTGCAGCAGTTACAGCATCATCAGCAATAGCATCGGTATCAACTGAATTATCAGCTAACTCAGAAGCACCAACAGCATTAGCCGCTATTTGAGTAGCTGTAATCGTTCCAGTTGCTAATTTTGCTCCTGTAATAACACCATTAACAATTTTATCGACAGTTACAGAATCATTAGCTAATTTCCCTGCTGTGACAGCTAAATTTGCAATTGCATTTGTATCAACAGCATCGTCTGCCAACTCACTAGCCCCAATTGCATTAGGAGCTATCTGTGCTGCTGTAAGTGAATTACTTACAATTTTTGCTGCTGGAATTTGACCGTCACTAAGGTTTAACTTTGCATAAGCAATAGTTCCGTCAGCTATCTTTTGATTTATAACCGCATTGTCAGCGATAGCATTTGTATCAACAGCGTCATCAGCTAATTCACTTGCACCTATTGCATTAGCTGCTATTTGTGTAGCAGTAATAGTATCGTTGACTAATTTGGCCCCAGTTATTGTTGCGTTCGCTATTTGAGTTGCTGTTATTGTTGCGTTTGCTATTTTTGCTGCCGTAACATTTAAGTCAGTAATACTTGCTGTTACAACAGTATTTGCTCCTAAACTTGCAAGTGCTGTACCTGGAATACTTCCAGCGTCAATTAAAGCAACACCTTTTTCAACTAAAGCTTTTGCCGTAATTCGTTTCGTTTCTGATGCGCTGCCGTCTACGACAGCTAATTCATCTCCAGCCGCTAAATCTGCTTCAGCTAACTGAGGCAGTTGACTTATTTGAAGATCAGCCATTTAACTCTTGTCTTTAGGGACAGTTTATACCTTTTATCTATTATGTCGCATCATCTTCTAAGAACAGTTTGCTTCCATCTTCTTGCAATATGTAGTCAGTAGATTCTTGTAAAATATATCCAGGTGTTGAGCCTACTTTAAGATCAAACTCACCATTAGTAATAAAATCTATTTGAGTTTTTACTATTCCAACATTAGGGATTGAAATACTACAACTTGTTATCTGTGCCGTACATTCATACCAAGCATTGTTTGCAGAAGAAGCAGATTCTCTATAGAGAAAAAACCTACCAATAAAATCAGTCCCTTGTTGAACTCGTAAAATCAAACGAGCCAAATAAGAAGAAAATTCTTGATCAGGAGAATAATCAGGATCTGTTGCTACATACCTATGCTCCCAGAAACAAGTCATTGATCCTTGCCCTTGAATCATTCCATTGTCATATTGCCTCTTAAAAACATCACCTAGTTGACTAATTTCTATTTGATCTCTTTGTGTAGTGAACTCATATTCTTCAATTCTTGCTAAAGGTCTGTAATTGTTATTTCTAGAAATTATTGAAATTTCTTGATTACCAGAAGGAGCGACCAAAGCTAAAGCACTTGCTTTTGTCCCACCAACTGCAAGTGCAAAAGTCGCATAAAGTCGCAATCCTCCAAGATCATCAACATGAGCAAACCAACTACCATCCCTTGCGTTATGACCAGAAACTAATTCTAAGTTTCCAGATCCATCTGTCCTTGATATTGATATTCGATCACCCGTAATAATATTTCCTTTTACATTATTAACAGAGAATCTTTTTCTCGAAGTATTTACATCACTAGGAACCATTGAGGCAGTAAGACTCTGCTCCATTGAAGTTCTTTTGAGTTCAATGAACCCTCCACTGCCTAAATAGGTGGGCATTATTTAAGGATTGTCAAGAGTAAACGTAGTAGGCGCACCAGTTGCTTCAAATGAAACTTCGGCAGAAAGCACTTCTCCTTGGCTACTTGTCATTGCAATGCTGGTCAGCACTACAGTCATTTCTATAACTTTATCAGCACCAGCATGATCTTTAATTCCTAAAGTAAGGTCTACTTGGTCTGAAACATTTTCAGCGTCTGTACCTGATTTAACTAATTTACCTAACAAAGTAGCTGCCACAGTGTTTCCTGCTGCGTTCGTAGTATCGCTATACCAAGAGACTGAAGCAGAACCAGAAATACTGCGAGTTCCACCTGTTAATTTCCTATCACGATCACCTAATGTAGTGATGTCTAAGGTTTCTTGTGATGCGGTAAAACTCCATGTGGTCACGGTTAAAACAGTGGTACTACCCACTTTCATCGTTCCATCACCGCCTGAATAGTAGCCCACGACAATCTTTAAATTAAACAGTCATTATATTCTAAGGCGAATCGAGGCAAGCAACAAATTTACATTCAACATTGCTACGTCCAGGAATCACACTTGTCACTATTGGAGGGCCGTCATATCGCCATTTTAACTCTGTTCTTTCTACAAAATATGACTGCATCTGACTAGAAGCCCCTTCAAGAACTTTAGTTCCAGAAAAATCAACTTGATCCCAAACTGAATTTATATCTTCATAATTTTGTAAAATTGCAGCAGCATCTGAATCTTGAATGTTATTAAATGACAAATTAAAAGTAGATCCAGTTCGATGTTTTCCATAACGAATAACAGTCTTTACCCCATTATTAGCTTCAAACTCAACTTGCGGATAATCACCTGGAGAATAACTTCTTGCCGAAGGGGTTAGATTTGTAGGGGTGAATTTTGCCATTATCGACTTAGTTCAGGGAATCTAAGAGTAAAGCTTACGCCATTTACAGAATTAGGACTTGCATTATATAAAACTGCAAGTTTGTTATCAGATGTTAAAGGTACATGGCTAGCAGCTATCTGGATAAAACCTTCTTCACCATAAGTAATAGATTCAACCTTATAAATCCTATCTTCTTCGGTGGTGTCAACTTGAGCAAACAATTTATTTTTTAATCCTGCTGAATTAGTTCCTGCACTATTAACAGAAAAAGTTGATGTTGTTACACCTCCTAACGTACCTGGACTCCAAACATAAGCCTTAATAGACCCAGAAATTGATGAACGAGAAGTAACTATTCCATTGTCATCAATGCTTCCATTCTTAAAACGACTTGTATGTGTCATCTCAGTTAATACTCGAATGTAATTACCTGCTATTAATCCAAAAACAGAACTAGGAGGAGTTTGAAAAACAATTCCATGATCAATTTCTTTTCTAATTGATAAGGCTATTGCTGCAAATGTTTTAGCATGAGATTCACTTGTACACCAATTACTTAAATCAAAAACTTCTTCTGGTAATTTTTCTGCGTTTTCATAGAAACTTGATAAGTTTTGTCCTGTTGGATTATAAGCATAAGTTTTTGCAATATTTTCAGGAAAACCTCCTATGTTTTTAGTATTTCGATTGTTTTCTCTATGAATAACAGTTGCTTTAAACATTTTTCGTTCTTCTGGCGTTAAAAATGTAATTTTTATATCTTTCATATTTCCATCAGTAAAAAGTGCTTTAATATCAATACCTGTATTAACTCCTGCGTCATAATTAATTTTATAATCACCATCAACAGGAAAACTTGGCTTTAAACTAAAACGACCACCTAATATAGAAAAATCTAAGAAGTTGTAACCAGCATGTTCAAAAATAAATTCTCTTAAATTAAACTTACTATCTATAACGCCATCCCAGTAAAAATTATTTGCTCTACAATACCTAGCTCCTTCAATCATACTTTTACGATCAACACCATCATGTCCAACAATATCGCCAACGCCATACATTGTATTTGTTAATAAATCATGAGCTATCTCTACAAAATTATTAGTAGAAGCTGTTTCAGAATCTCTAGTTAAATAACCAGTACCAGAATTAGGATTTGAATCTGGAATTAAACGATCTACTTTTATTCCTTTTTGAATAAATGCAGTAAAAGAACCAAAACTACTTAACGTATTTGTAGCTCCAATCCGAATACCTGCTATTGCAAGTTTTTCATAATTAATTTCTGGATTAGTACTACTACCTGCATGTGTAATTTCATTTACATATGTCAATTCATGTTCAGGGCCATTCTCATGACTTGAAGATTCTGCATCAAATAAAAAATAATCAGCTATTGCATTGTTTGGATTATGTTTAACAATACTCCAATAATTTGTATAAAAATCAGCCGTTTCATCTCCTCCGTCCATTCTCCAATCACTATGAGTTCCAATGTCTCCAACATCTACTGGAGGAGGGTCAATTACAAGAACTAAAGTTTGAGTGGGAGATTCACTATTAATAGTAACTGTGTCACCATCTTGATAACCAGTTCCTGCGGCTCCTAATGTATATTCTTTAAAAGTATCAGTTCCATCAGTTGTTTTTTTAACATTAATAGTTAAACCTACACCAGTACCTTTTGTTGCTGTTGTAGGTCTTTCGTCCGTACTAATTGTTATTGAAGGACGTTTATTTGATCTTTGTACAGCAATAGCAAAAAAGTTTCTTCCATTACCAGCACTACCTCTCCAGTCTTCTCCACCACCTAAAGAAGAAGGATTTCGTGCAATTCTGAATCTATGATATATTCCAGTTCCATTACCACTGCTGTCAACTTCTTCTATACCATCGCTCCAATCACTATCTCTATAAGGCATGTAATTTGTAGGATAATCTTTATAAAATGTTTCAGCAATTAAACTTCCACCAAAAGTAAAATACCAACGTGTGTTACTACCTCTAGGTTCAGATAGGGCATAAATTCCTTTTTGTGGACTGAAATAAGCATTTCCAACAACAGGAGTTCCTTTAAAGTTGTAGTTACTTACATTTGTCCATGTACCTTGTTGATTATTTGTTCCAATACCTGTGTAAGTAGTTACATTATCAGGAAGAAAAGGTGTAGTTAAATAGTTATAAACTAAATCCTCATCAATAGGTAAAGTTCCACTTACCATAGGAGAAAATTGACTGACAGGGCCAACAATTGGAAGTGGATTTCCTGTGTCAGGATCTAAGGCACTACCTAGACCTCCTCTGTCCCATTCAGTATTATTAGTAAAACTATTTCCGTTTACCTTATCGGTAGGCAAAGACTCTAATTGAGCATGATATGAAATTTGCAATCCTAAACTATAATTTGTTTCTCTACGAAGTGCTGCTGAGTAATTAAGAACATGTACTGCTCCAGAATAATAATTAAGAACTACATTTC